AGGAGATGTATCAGTAGTATACCAAGGTGATGTAATTCTTGGAAGACTAGCTATGGGGGCAGACTTCTTAAACCCAGCTGCTTGTGTTGAATTGTTCGCTGGAACAACAACTAAGCCTGCTGCGTTTGGTACTACATACCCAGCTAACGCTTAATTTTTATTTTTATACGGGGGCTTCGGCTCCCCTTTTTTCTTATGGCAACCACAACTATTGACATCGATACCGAACTATCCGCAGTGAACAGTATACTGGGAGCTATCGGACAAGCACCTATAACATCTTTAACCTCACAGTCGAGCAGCTCGTCAGTGCAATCTCAGATATCAGAAAACCCTGAGATAGCATTTATATTTAATTTATTACGTGATGCAAGTGTAGACACACAGTCAGAAGGCTGGCATTTTAATACAGAATATCATGTAAAATTTACACCAGACTCTGTAACTAAAAAAATATCAATAAGTGATGATATAATCTCTATGGACTTACATGATAATCAAGCTCGTAGACATCATAATTTTGTACGTCGTAATGGATTTTTGTATGACAAGATAGATCATACAGATGAGTTTGATGGCGATGTCGACCTTGATATAGTTAAACTTTATCAATTTGAAGATTTACCTATTCCTTTCAGACGATTTATAGTATACAGAGCATCAAGAGTTGCAGCTACTCAACTTGTTGCCAACGCTGGACTTGTTAAATTATTAGGAATACAAGAACAACAGGCAAGAGCAGCACTACAGGAGTATGAGTGCAATCAAGCAGACTACAGCATGATGGGATTCCCAGAGGGCACTGCGTATCAAACATATCAACCATTCAGAAACCTTAGACGATAATGGCAGGCGTAACACAAACCATTCCACAATATTCAGCAGGCATCTCAGAACAGCCTGACAACCTAAAATTTCCGGGTCAGGTAGTAGAATCTATTAACGCAATACCAGATGTAACCAAAGGTCTATTTAAAAGACCGGGTGCAGCAAGAATAGGAACAGATGCTTTAGCTAATGTTCAGAGTGGTGGTGCGTACTTTCATTACTATCGTGACGATAACGAAGGCTCTTACATAGGACAAGTTGCAGCAGATGGTCAACTTAGAATGTGGAAAGCTGACGGAGATAACGCTGGAGCTGCACAAACCGTAGTATATGGTACAGGTGGGCAAACAGCAATACAAAACTATTTAGCAACAAGTGACCCAGAAAACCTCCAATTCCTTACAATTAACGATACCACCTTTGTTAGTAGCCGTGATAGTTCTAATGCTAACACTATCGTTGGGACAACGGGAACTACAGATGCTACACCAGATGCTCACTTCGCATTTCTAGAACTATTACGTACAGAAAATGGTAGGCAGTATGGACTTAATTTATATAACAGTAGCTCTACAACTACACTTAATAGAGCTACACGTGTAAAAGTACAAAGTAATACACTCGATGAAACCGATGGTACTGGTCATTGTCCTAGTATTGGAACAGGTGTATTTAGTGTAGACAGTGGTAGTAAAACTAATCTTATATTTAGAATTACTGCTTTAGGTCAGCAAGGTGTTAGTCCTAATTATAGTGCTAATGCAAACGGCCCCGGTGGTAGTAATTATAGATGTAGTTACAATGTAGAGATAGTCTTGCTACATGGCGGTGAAGGTTGGGTTACAGGTGATACAGTAACAGTAACCATGGAGGGTGCTGATTATACTGTAAGAGTAGAAGATCACGAAAGCACAGCAGTAAAAGCTAACCTCAAACTTGTCAGACCCGAGCCCACACCATTCGATGCTGATACAGCTGTTACTGCTGATACTGTTCTTGGTGGTATACTAGCTGAGTTACCTTCAGGTATTACTGGTACAGTCATAGGTACAGGTATGTATCTATCTAGTGCTAACCCATTTAACGTAGAAGTAGTAGAGGATGACTTAATGAGAGTCATGCAAAGCTCTGTAAATGATGTAACTAGGCTTCCAAACCAGTGTAAACATGGGTACATAGTCAAAGTATCTAACTCTCGTATGGCAGATGAAGACGACTATTACGTACGTTTTGATGGCGAAAATGATAGAGATGGAGCTGGTTCTTGGTCTGAGTGTGCTAAACCCGGTATACCAAAAACTCTCACTAACATGCCTTTGGTCATCCAGAGAACAGCACTAGCTAACCAAGGTACATCTACTGAGATAGCTACATTTACAATCAAACAGTTTACATATGCTGATAGAGAGATAGGTGATGAGCTCACTAATCCACTACCATCTTTTGTAACTAAGCGTATAAACAAAGTATTATTCTTTCGTAATAGATTAGTATTTTTGTCAGGAGAAAATGTTATTACATCTAGACCGGGTACATTAGGTGAGCCTGACTTTTTCAGTGAGTCAGCTTTGACTATATCTTCATCAGATCCTATTGATATATCTGCTGCATCTACATTCCCATCAGAATTGTTTGATGGTATAGCTATCAATACTGGTTTGGTAGTATTTAGCACAAACCAACAATTTCTACTTGCATCAGATGATACAGTTTTAAATCCTGATACCGCTAAGTTACGTAGTATATCTACATTTAATTACAATAAAGATATTGCACCTATTTCATTAGGTACAACTATTGGTTATGTTGACAACTCTGGTAAGTTTAGTCGCTTCAATGAGATGGCAAACATAGCTAGAGAAGGTGAACCTGTTGTTGTGGAAGTAAGTAAAATTGTTCCTACAACATTACCTAAAAATATAGATTTACTAACAAACTCTAGAGAAAACGGTATCATTTTATTTGCTAAAAATGGTGCAACCGACTGTATAGTATACGGATATAAATACTTAAATGTTGCTGATAAAAGACAGCAAGCAGCATGGTTTAAATGGAAACTAAATAATCCTGTAATATATCATTTTATTATAGATGACGAGTACTACTTTTTAGATAGTGACTACTATTTACAAAAGATAAGATTAGTACAAACAACAGAAGACCCTAGCATAGTACAAGATAATGTCGACTTCTTATTACATGTGGATAATCACACTACTGTTAGCGGCGGCAGCTTTAACGCAACTACGAATCTGACTACCTTTTCTGGTGTCAGTTGGTTGAATACAGTTACCACACCTAACTATGAGTTAGTCGTGATAGACACAAACACCGCATCAACACGTGTTGGTCGGTACGCTAAAGCCACGGTATCAGGTACAAGCTTTACCTTACCGGGTAACTGGTCAGGTGTAACCCTTACAATAGGTTATATCTATGACTACGAAGTACAATTTCCTACATTTTACCCTATGAAAATGGCGGGTAATAAACCTGAGTCAGATGTAAACTCCTCGTTAGTATTACATCGAATCAAATTACATTTTGGTAAGATAGGACTTTATGAAACAACACTTAAACGAGTTGGCAAAAATGACTACACAGAAGTCTATGAGTCAACAGAGCTCGACGAGTACGACGCATCTGATGCACCATATCTCGAAGAGTTTATCAAGACTGTCCCAGTCTACGAAAAGAACACAAACGTTGAGATAACACTCAAATCAACACACCCAGCCCCAGCTACGCTACATGCGTTATCTTGGGAGGGTGACTATTCACCTAGATTTTATCAACGTGTCTAATTACATACACCCAATCACAGTGGAGGCTGCTACAGAAGTAGCCTCTAACCTCCGTCCAGATGACCTCAGAGAGGTCGTAGAGGGTCATGGGATAGATCCTACCGATCTTCCAATTCTAATGACTCAGAATCGCTCCTACGTGTATTTCACAGTGCCTGACGGCAAGACTGCTGGCATGGCCGGAGTAGGAGAAGAAGGTGATATATGGATGCTCTGCACTCCTGATATACACCGATACCCAATTACATTCGCAAGAGAGGCCAAACGGTATGTCGATAGCCGTCCTGAGTCTCTCCTTTGGAATATAGTTGATAGTAGAAACAAAGCACATCTTAGATTGTTAAAGTTTCTAGGCTTCAAGTTCTTACGTAAGTATGAGCATGGGCCAAATAGTATACCTTTTATAGAATTTTGCCGTGTGCGTAGACGCTAATGCTGGAGCTAGAAGAGCTGCCAAGCAACGAGCTCGTGAAAAAGATGCTATCTTTGCACAGAAGAAACTACAATTCTTCAACAAAGAAACCAGCTTACAAAGAGCCCAAAATAGAAATGTTGTAGGTTACAGTCGTGACCTTAGTGACGCTTATGTTAGAGCTGTATATACTCAAGGTAAGGGTCGTCTTAGAAACCAAGCACTTGCTGCCAAATACTTTGCTGGTAAAAAAGTAAATGAAGGCGGTAGAGGTCGTAGATTTGGTAAAGCTCAGTACAGAAACTTGCTGAGACAACAAGGAGAGATAGAAAATATAACAGCAAATAACTTTGGTAGAAACTTAGCTTATGCTCGAACTGGAGCTACACGTAAGTTTCAAGC